TGATAATGATTGACTGCGAGCCGCTGGTGGCGTTCTCAATGAACCACAGCTTGCTGACCGTGTTTGGCCCTATAGTGATGGTACAAGTGCTATCAAGAGTTCCAGTGTATTTAAGAAACATGCTCCTGCCGGGATCAGTAGCCCCATCGGCAAGAGTAGTAGTGTGGGTATCAGCATTAGTCGTAATAGCTTCCGTGCCAAAGCTGAATGCCTCTGCAATTAATTCGAGATTGGTATTTGTACTGGTGCCCCATGTACCTGCCTCATCGCCAGTAGATATCTCTTTTAGACGTAAATCATTAACGTAAGTTGCCATCTATCTTCTCCGACTTTTCGTCTTAGGCTTTGGCTTCTTCATAAACGCCACATGCTTCTTGAGCGTTTCAGCTTGCTTTTTGTGAGTCTTAGAGGCTTTCTCTAAACCCTTAATAACCTTTTTGACCTTCCGTACCATCAGGCTACCTCTTCCCAATTAGGAGTTTGACTGTCGGTAACAGCAGTCCAACTCGGTGTTTGACTATCGGTTATAGTACCCCAGTTAGGGTCTTGACCATCATTTATGATGCCATAAACAAGGAAGTATCCTATCGCTCCCGTCCCTGAAACACCCGTGACAGATACGTTTGCAGCGCCTGTAATCGACACTTCACCCACTTGACCAGTGGCTTGCACTCCAGTGATAGAAGCATTTGCTGTGCCCGTGACCGTAACTGAACCAACCGCTCCAGTCCCAGCATTCCCAGTAACAGAAACATTCGCATCAGCGGATACAGTAACCGTTCCCGCAGATCCAATCCCAACCACACCTGTGACAGAAACGTCGACACCCGTCCCTTGGACGATTGTGACCGACCCGATTGCCCCTGTGCCAGAAACGCCTGTGACAGCGGCATCTGTGCTGAGAATGATCGTGACCGACCCGACCGCGCCAGTGCCTGCAACACCCGTGACTTCAACCGGTATTGCTTCATTCCAAGCGCCTTGGCCCCAAGTGCCTCTGCCCCAGCCCGTAACATTAGCCATTTCCTATGCGATGCGAATAATCGCATTCGATGCATCTGCTGCTGGAAACTGCACGGTGAAATCTCCTGAACTGGAGGACTTATCCGCACCAAAATCTAGGGCGCATACCGCAGGATCACCTGATGCGCTGTCATTGAATATAAGCGCACCTCTTGCCGTTAAAGTGCTTGAGGAAAAGGTCAAATCAGAAAAGTCTGTTATGGCAGTAGTCCCATCGTTGCTAGGATCAACACGAGTCAAGGATGCGCCTTTCGCGGTGTAGCCTGTACCAGATATTTCGTTAGAGGTAGTATATGCCGTAGTACCTGCGCCTAAGGAGGCAGAGCTTGTGTACAACGCAAGATTGAAGGTGCTGCCGCCAGTGTTTTTGAAATTGTGAACAGCTTCTAAAATTTCTTTTTTGAAGGTAGTACACATTGCTGTCGTTATCGCCATTACAGACTCCTAATTATGTTTGCCATGTCAGCGTGCCCTTGTTTTTCTAGCTCTGCAATCAAGGTCGTCCTATCGCTTTTTATCGCCTCTTTGATGTAAAAAACCGCCGTCGCTTGCACCGATTCTTTGAAAGCCTCCGCCTGCTGCGCAATCAAAGGATGGCAGTTGCCACCAACGCTCACAATCCTGTCCGCCGCAGCTTTCGCCCAAAACTCGGGATCATGTCCTTTGTCTTGTGTAGTTGCCACTAAAACGCTACCAACTTCCAGACTTGATGCCTCAAACAAAGCCAAGTTTACCCCCTAGCAATGTCATATCGGTATTCATCTCTCGAACCATAACCTTCGCCCAAAGCCTTGAGTGACGCGAGAGCCTGCGAGAAACGTTGCTCGTACTGAGCGGATTCTTCTGGATTTTTCAAAAAAGTAGCAGCCTCCACTAACGTGCCATACAACAAAGCATCAGGAGCATTATCAGACAGCCAAGTTGTGTTTGTGCCTGAGGTGGTGGTCAAAGACGCAGGGCGGTACTTGTAATGCAACTCGAACGCATAGTCAGACGCAGGCGTCGGTGCGAGCAAAAAGGTATTGTCGTCGAACAGGGCGTAGTACTGCGTGGGACCGGTAGTATTAGCGTTTGGCGTGTATTGACGAATAAACGTCGTATGTTTGAACAAAGGATAGGTGTACACACTATCAATGATCAAAGCCAAACTGTAGGACGCCAAAAAATCCGACGGCGTAGCTAAGTAAGGAAAACCTGTGGTAGCGTTACCCGTCACGTTTTTCCGAAAAACCGGTAAAGAAACGTTTTTGAGTATGCGTTCTTCTGCTTCTTGAATGAACGTGTCTAATTCGGCAACAAAAGTCGTTTCTGCTGTTTCACAATAGTCTTGTACGGCAGATTTGAGAGTGGCTAGCGTAAAACTCATGTCGTCACCACCGTCACTTCACCGACAATTCCAGAAGCTTTTACAGGGACAAAAGGATTGATCCCGACAACGGGAACGCCCACCGACACAACCATTGGCTCGACCCGGTCTGGTCGGGGGTTCTTCAAAGCTTGTGGGTCATCTACACGAGGCAAAGGCAATAATTGCGGTTGTTTTGGCTCAAACTCATCAAAACCTACAAGACTACCGTTCCATTCCTTACGCATGCGGTTAAGTTTGTAGCGGAAACCAGAGCGATCCGAGATACCGTAAGCGTTTTTACCTGATGCAAACCCCATGACTACGCTCCGTATTTATACGTTGGCGGGGAAATTTTAAACGACGCACGATCTCTGTCTTCCTCCATGGCGCGCAACATTTCTTCCTCATACACCGCTTTCAAAGGTCCCATCAGTTGCGGCGATTTTTTCATAGACAAATAGTATGCCAGACCAGCGGCTAAACATGGGTAAAATCGGAAGGGAACGTCTACCGTATTAGTAAAAGCATCTGCGTCTTCAATGCGCGTTAAACGGTTGAATTTCACAATATCTGTATTGTTATCCGGGACCGGCCAAATTTTTAACACCGGAGTAATTTGCCTATCAAGAAAAAATTGGTTAGGCCGCCCCGTCTGAGTTTTTGTGGGTATGTTTAAAAACTCAGAACGGCTCAAACGGTCAATCGCAAAATCTGTGCCGTCACGGGTTACAACGGTAGACAGTATGTCAATCGTAGATTGCACGTCCGACAGATCTTGGACAGCAGAAACAGTGGTAGTGGCGGCGCTTGTGCTCCCAGTTATTGTTTCACCGTTAGAGAAAGTACCAACCGGGATCGTTGTGGCAACAGAGGTAGTTGTAGGCTTACTAGTGATTGACGCCGTGGCGGCGCTTGTGCTCCCAGTAATCGTCTCTCCGACCGTAAAACTAGCGGAAGCAGCGACTGACAAAGTAAGAGTGCCCGCCGGGTATTCACTGACACCTGACGCGACCGTGATAGAGGTTTGGTCAATTGTCCACTGATTTAGCCCCCTATTAGCCCAATCAGCAAACAACAAATTCAAAGACCGTTTTGCAGTTTTCAAATCGTAACCCGTGCGAAGCTCTAAGCCGCAACGCTCAAACGCCTCTTCAATGTACTCGGCTACATCAATCTCAAAATTTTTGCTGCTACTCGTTGTCATTGTATAAGTTATCGAATACACGGTTCACATCTAGCACGTAGTCTAAATCAGACTTCGAGTAATGTATGTGCGCCGAAGGCTTAAAATCTGGAGCGCCTGTACCCGTTTCAAACCATGCTGGGTGCGTTACTCGAACCCGGTTGTTTGGTAATGCAACGATGTTACCTGTCCACTCCCCCGCATCTAAAAGTTGCAGCACATGGCTTTGTTTGTGCTGTGCTGGATCATCCGCAATTTCACTCTCAGTATAATCGACTGTGAAAAGGTACTTCGCAGGGTACATTTCCCCTGCTATTTTTGCCATCCAAGGACAAGGCGTAGCACGATCAAGCACGTAGACGGCATGATGGTGCGAGGAGCAATCCCACGGTTGCGCATCATGCACCGCCATCGGCTCTGGCCACTCCTCTAAAGGTATATCCGCAACTAAGGCTGTAATAGGCATTCTTGCCCACATCGCGCCCCCATGAACGGTATCTTCTTCCTCTCCTTCTGCCTCGATGCCTGTAAAAATCATTTGAAAACTCAAACACCTACAGGGCATCGTTGTTACGGCGACAGCCATGGCGTGTAAAAACTCACCATGGTACGCCTCGTGATTATGTGTAAATTCTTTACGCACCCAACATTTGAAATGCGGAATGTTTGATTGAAGGTATGACATATTTTACTTAGAAGCGGCACCACCCTTCTTGAATTTACCGGGCATTTTTTTACCGCCGTTTTTCATGCCCTTGGACTTCATGGCTCCGCCCATGCGCATGCCTTTAGACTTCTTCTTTCCAACTTCGCCGCCGTATTGCATGCCGCCGGGCATCATCTCTTTTTTGCCGCCCATGGCTCCGCCTTTCGACTTCATAGCCGCACCGCCTGCCTTCATCCCTTTGGATTTCATAGCCGGGGCTTTTTTGGTGGCTTTTTTCTTAGCTGTTTTCTTTTTTGGGGCACCGTTGCCCAGATTTACGACAGACATATGAACCTCACAGGTACTTGGTTTTCTTTCTGCGGTTCTGTAACACAGCCCCACACCCTCTAGCGATTTCTTGACGGACTTCGCCGCCCTTACTCATATTCTTTACCGTGGCACGCTTGGTGTTTTTGACAACGGTCTTGCCTTTTTTGCCTTCTCTTTTCTTCTTGCGTGCAGTCGCGGCTCTTTCTGCTTTAGTCAAAGACCGGGCCTTGGACTCAGGCAAACAGCGATCTGGCATTTTTTTATCGGGTGACGTACCACATTTACCAACAATATTGCCTTCGCTGTCGATACGGACCCAATTTTGCTTCAGCCATTTTTTCAGTTCACCCATCAGCGGCCTTTCCGTTTTCCGCCCTTGGCTTTTTTGGCGTAGTTGGGATCTTTGCAATACTTACTTGCAGCAAGATTAGCGTAAGCAGACGGATAAGTATCAAAAGTTCGCTTCGCCCAAGCTTTACCCTCCGGGCAAATCTTACTGCCTTTGCTTTTTTTGGACGCTGCACCACCTTTCCGATAGTAACTAAGCCCTTTTGGCATGTTAGCTCGTGTCATTACCATGCCTTACAAGACCAATATCTTGCTGAAAATTTGTCTTTTGCCGTATCGCACTTGTGCCTAGCCCGGAAGTTAGCCCGGCGACCGGGCTGATCTTTCTTGATCGACATTTTTGGATCACCAAACCTAACAAGCTTGATTTCACTGCCCTTTTTGGCAAGGACGGCGCTTTTTTTGCTCTTTCCCGGAGTGCGCTTTGGTTTATTGAAACCCGCAAACGTTTCGCCCCGGTACTTGATTCGACCAGAAGGAAGTCTTTTAACGTCCTTAGTTGTCGGCATGCCTTATTTCCTTGTTAGAAATTTTTCCTCAAATATAAGATAACTGTATAGGTGTCGCCGCTGCTGTGGCCGACCGTGGTAAATTTGAGATCACCCGTCTTGCCTGATCCGGCATTGTTCGTCAGACCACCGAACTTGGTGTAATCGTGATCACCACTTTGATTTTCGCCCAACTCAATACAAAACAAATCGGAAGTCGCGTCCCACAGGATTTGTACTTTCATGCCGATGCACTGCCACCAAATCCTTTCAATGGTTACCCCGGTGCAGGTGTCTCCATCTGCGCTGGGCTGCAGGGCTGAAACATCTACTTTCGTCACGGCGCTTTCGCCAGAACCGTCAGAAATGTTGGTCAGTTTCAAAACAGCAGTTTTTGGGCCGTCTGCTAGCGTCTGTGAAGCTACTGTATCAGCCATCTTGCTCTCCTGTTACTAGTCAACTGTTAGGCGATCTGCACGTATTCGATAATAAACGTGAAAGAACCCGCCGTAGTTGCGTCAACAGTGTTGGTAATGTTGCAGAAAATAGTCCTTTCTGCCGACGTGTATTGAACAGAAGCAGGTGCAGTTGTGCCACTTTGGGTTTGTAGGACCAAAGAAGTAGTTGTGACGTTACCCACTACAACCGTAGTGCCACCATCCAAAATCTCATCCGTTACTGCTGCAACGATCTGTGCGCCAGAGCTAGAAGTACCAACCTCATAACCAATGTCACCCGTACCAATG